ATGACACAAGTTGAGAAACTTCGTCAGCTAGCAGAGGGTATTGATTTTGACGGAACAGATAACTATAAGAGAAAGTTGGTTCTTGTTAAAGAAAACTATTTCCCAGCAAAACCAGCAGCTCAAGACATGAGAGAAGAAGAAGAGGCGATTGGTAATAACGATCTAAACGAGGAATCACAAGTTTCTTTCCAAGATCCTTCCATGAAACGTTATTTTAATTCAATCGCGCGTACTTCAAAAGTATAAATAAAATTATATTAACCCTCTAAGGAGAACCAAATGAACTTACAAGAAGACATCCAAAGAAAGTGGGAGCCAATCCTAGCTCACCCAGACTTGGCCCCTATCAAAGATACACACCGTAGAAGCGTTACAGCTGTTGTTCTTGAGAACACAGAAAAAGCTCTTCGTGAAGCTAACCACTATGTCCCACAGACATTGACAGAAGCTGCTCCAGCTAATGCAACAGGTGCTGACATTGATACATTCGATCCAGTTTTGATTAGCTTGGTTCGTCGTGCAATGCCTAACTTGATTGCTTATGACATCTGCGGCGTTCAGCCAATGACTGGCCCAACAGGCTTGATCTTCGCTATGCGTTCTAAGTACAGCACACAAGGCAACTCTGCAACAGAAAACTTCTACAACGAAGTTAACACATCATTCTCTTCTGTTGTTACTGGTGCTAATACACTAGGTCAAAAGAACGTTGGTACATTCCCAGGTAACACAACAACAGGTACAGCTAACTTGGCTGAAACAGGCATCTATAACTTCGGTTCTGGTATGTCTACAGCACAAGCAGAAGCACTTGGTTCTTCTGGCAACGTTGCATTTGCTGAAATGGCGTTCTCTATTGAGAAAGTTACTGTTACAGCTAAATCACGTGCTTTGAAAGCTGAATACTCAATGGAACTTGCTCAAGACTTGAAAGCAATCCATGGTCTAGACGCAGAGACAGAATTGTCTAACATTCTTTCTGCTGAAATTCTTGCTGAAATCAACCGTGAAGTTGTTCGTACAATCAACGTAACTGCTACTCGTGGCGCTACAGAGAACACAACAACAGCAGGTCGTTTCGACTTGGATACAGACTCTAACGGTCGTTGGTCTGTTGAGAAGTTCAAAGGTTTGATGTTCCAAGTTGAACGTGAAGCTAACCAAATTGCTAAGGCAACAAGACGTGGTAAGGGTAACATGATCATCTGTTCATCTGATGTAGCTTCTGCTCTTCAAATGGCTGGTGTTCTTGATTACGCTCCTGCTCTTAACAGCAACAACTTGAACGTTGATGATACAGGCAATACTTTTGCTGGTGTGTTGAACGGACGTGTTCGTGTTTACATCGACCCATATGCTGGTGGCAACTACATGGTTGTAGGTTACAAAGGTTCTAGCGCATTTGATGCTGGCCTGTTCTACTGCCCATACGTTCCTCTACAAATGGTTCGTGCTGTTGATCCAGACAGCTTCCAACCAAAGATTGGTTTCAAGACTCGTTACGGTATGGTTGCAAACCCATATGCAGAAGGCGCAACAGCTGGCCTTGGCGCATTGACAAAAGACTCTAACGTTTACTACAGACGTATTCTAGTCGACAACTTGATGTAATCAAGAATCCCCGCAGAGGGATATTGAGAGGACCTTCGGGTCCTCTCTTTTTTTGCCTAACATAAATAGTAGAAAGGAACCTACTATGAGTGCATTAACAAACACCCCAACAAATAGAAACTTTCTCTCACCTCTGAACTTTAGATTGGTGCTGCAGAAAGCACCTCTACTTAACTTCTTTTTGCAAAGTGCATCCATTCCTGGATTGACATTTGCAGGTAATGTTATCATGCCAACCCCATTGTTGGATATTCCAATCCCTGGCGAACGTCTCGTATACTCTCCCTTAACAGTATCTTTCATGGTCGATGAAGATATGTCAAACTACTTGGAAATATACAATTGGATGGTATCTCTTGCTGCAAACGACCTCCAACCGTTTGCAAGATACCAAGCTCAAACATCGATTGAGCCAGATGTCAATAGCAGAGATAGGTCAGATATTAAGTTAATGATCCTTACGAGCTCAAAGAATCCAAACATTGAAGTTAACTTTATAGATGCGTTCCCATCTCAGCTTGGTGAATTGAATTTTAATACAACATCAGCTGGTGTCAATTATTTGGAGTCCTCAGTAACTTTTGAATACATTAAGTACAATATTACTATGATATAAGTTGACTTTTTTGATAAAATATGATACAATCTCGTCCTGATGGAGGACTAATGAAGACTGAAGAAATTATTGCAGCATGGGAAATAGATAGCGAGCTTGATCGAACAGAGCTCGGTAAAGAGTCACTGCGTATTCCTCAACTACATTCCAAATACTTGAAAGAGTTTTACATGGCCAAGACAACCTATGTGAAACTCAATCAAGATTATAAAAACACATACAAGTTAAAATATCAATACTATCAAGGTCTTCTCTCAAAGGATGAATTAGAAGACAAGGGATGGGAGATTCAGCCACTTAAGATATTGAAAGCTGATATCCCAGTGTATATTGAATCCGATGAAGATCTTCAATTAATTAAAAATAAGATACAGTTAACAGAAGATAAGATAGAGATTCTTGAAAACATAATAAAGACACTCAACAACCGCGGATACTTAATTAAGAACGCTATTGAGTGGGAACGATTTAAAATGGGTCTATGATACAAATAGAAAAGTTTAACGAGACATACAACAAGGTTCATTGCAGTGATGATATTGCAAGAGAGCTGAGTGATTACTTTACTTTTGAAGTACCTGGTGCTCGTTTCATTCCTTCTGTCAAGGCTAAGAAATGGGATGGTAAGATTAGGCTTTTCAACTCCGGTACTCATCATATCTACGCTGGTTTGATTCAGTATGTGGAAGACTTTGCAAAGCAGAATAATTATTCATGTGAGAGATTAACTGACTTTACAGACGAAGTAATAGAGAATGTATCTGATGTAGTTGATAGTTTTGAACTTACAAAAGAGCCGCGTGACTACCAGCTAGCAGCGTTTGCTCACGCAGTAAGAAAGAGAAGAGCACTTCTTCTATCACCGACTGCTTCTGGTAAGTCACTGATCATTTATATGCTTTGCAGATACTACAATGTAAAGACATTGCTTGTTGTTCCTACAACCTCCCTTGTATATCAAATGCATTCGGATTTCAAAGAGTATGGATTTGATTCTGAAAATAATTGTCATATGATCTTTTCAGGTCAAGAAAAAGATGTAGACAAACAAATATTCATCTCAACTTGGCAGTCAATTTACAAACTCCCTAAGAAGTGGTTTGATCAGTTTGAGTGTATAATAGGAGATGAGGCGCATTTGTTCAAAGCTAACTCTCTAACTACAATCATGAAGAATCTTGGTAACTGTAAGTATAGGTTCGGTTTCACAGGTACGTTAGACGGATCACAAACACATAAGCTAGTACTGGAAGGATTGTTTGGTACAGTAAAGAAAGTAACTACAACATCTGAATTGATAGAGCAAAAATATTTGTCTGAGTTCAGAATTAAAGCCATTGTACTTGGGTATGAGGACGAGACAAGGCAGTTAATAAAGAAAGCTACATACCAAGATGAGATGGATTTTCTTGTTAACCATCTACCGAGAAATAAATTTATATGCAATCTAGCAGTATCTTTAAAAGGTAACACTCTAGTATTGTACCAGTATGTTGACAAACACGGTAAGGCAATATATGATGAGATTAAAAATAAAGCAGTTGACAGACAGGTTTACTTCGTCTCTGGTACGATTAGTGGTTCGGATAGAGATGATATTAGAAGAGCTGTGGAACTGGAGATTGGTTCGATTATTGTCGCTTCTTATGGTACTTTTTCTACTGGCGTCAATATTAAGAACCTGCACAATATCATTTTCGCTTCACCTTCAAAATCAAGGGTCAGGAACCTCCAATCAATCGGTCGTGGACTTAGATTGGGTGACAGAAAAGAAAGGGCATGTCTTTATGATATAGCTGATGATCTTTCTTGGAAACAAACAAGGAATCACACCCTCAATCACTTTGTTGAACGGATTAAAATATATAATGAAGAGAAGTTTGAGTATAAAACTTACAACATACCACTCAAAGGATAAAAATGACAAAGATAATTAAACTTGTTAATGACCATGAGATTATTGGAGATCTAATTCACGAAACAGAAGATGATGTTATTTTGGATAATCCTTTTTCAATACATTATATGACCTCTAGTAGATCAGACAGACCTATTATTGGCTTACTAAGATATATGCCATTTGCTGACAGAAGAGATATTGCATTCAAGAGAAGAGACATTATAAACTGTCTAGACGCAAGAAAGTCAATGGCTGGCTACTATAAGTCGGTTGTTGAGAACCATATTAGATATGTTGATGAAAATATTGACAACGAACTTGAATCTGTTGCAGAAGAACAATTAGCTGCGCAGGCTCAACAAGAGCCATCTCCTGCAGAGATGATGGCAAGTTTACTTAATAAAATAACAAATGGTAAGATGCATTGATTATGGCTGAACATTATATTGACAATAAAACATTTTATGAAGCTATCAAGCAGCATAGAGCTAATATTAAACTTGCTGAAGCGGATGGTAAGCCAAAGCCCATAATTCCTAACTACATTGGTAGCTGTATTCTTATGATTGCCAATAGGTTAGCAACCAAGCCTAACTTTATCAATTACTCTTACAAAGATGAGATGATATCAGACGGGATTGAAAATTGTATTATGTACATCGATAACTTTGATCCTGAAAAGTCTACGAATCCTTTTGCCTACTTTACACAAATTATTTACTTTGCGTTTCTGAGACGAATCCAGAAAGAGAAGAAGCATCTTTATATCAAGCACCAGGTGTTTAGAAACTCTGCTATAACAGATGAATTATATGATATTCAAGATGGTGATGACTTTGGTAATGGACCAGTTAATAGTATGATGGACAATGAGAAGATGGATGACTTTGTAAAAGCGTTTGAGCTGGGTCTAGAAAAGAAACGCAAACCAGCACAGAAGGTTGGTATTGAAAACTTCGTAGAGGAATAATATGAAGATTTGTTTTTTAACAGACACTCATTATGGGGCCAGGGGTGATCATTTAGCTTTTGACAAACAGTTTGATAAGTTTTATACAGAAACCTTCTTCCCTACGCTGGTAGAACGCGGTATACGGAATGTAATCCACCTCGGTGATATGTTCGACAGGCGCAAGTATATAAACTACTTAACGCTCCGTAATTGCCGCAAGTACTTCTTTGATCCACTATTTGATCTTGGAATCAAAATGGATGTCATTGTTGGTAACCACGATGTGTTTTATAAGAATACAAACGACATTAACTCACCAGGGTTGTTATTACAGCAATATTCCAACCTTTCAGCCTATAATAGGCCCACCGAGCTTAATTTTGATGGACTTGATATATTGATGCTTCCGTGGATATGCACCGACAACTATGAAGAGTCAATGGCAATGATTAAAGAGACAAGTGCAACTGTTTGTCTTGGCCATCTTGAGTTAGCAGGTTTTCAAATGCATAAAGGACAGGTAAACGATCATGGATTTGATTCAAAGATATTCAACAGATTTGACCTTGTTTGCACTGGGCATTTTCACCATCGTTCAAATAGTGGGAATATACATTATCTTGGAAACCCTTACGAGCTTACCTGGGCTGATTACGAAGATCCGAGAGGGTTTCATATCTTTGATACGGAAACTAGGGAGTTAGAATTTATTGTCAATCCTAACAGAATGTTCTACAAGATATTCTTCAACGACCAATTTGAAATAGGAGACTACTCATATCTCAAGGACTGCTTTGTCAAGGTAATCGTTCAGACTAAGGAAAATCAAATTAATTTTGATATGTTAATTGATAAACTTGAGAAAGCTGGTCCTGCAGATCTTCAAGTAGTTGATGACCATCTCAACATGGACTTAGAAGATAACGATGATATACTTGACAGTGCAGAAGATACACTGACCCTTCTTTCCAAGTTCTGTGAACAGATGGATACAAAGGCAGACAAGAAAAAGCTTGACTTATTGCTAAGAGACCTGTATAGTGAAGCGATTAATTTAGAATCAGCATAATATGATATTGTTCCAATATGTACGATGGAAGAACCTTCTGTCTACTGGAGACGTGTGGACTGAGATAAACTTTATAAAGTCCAAGTCAACATTGATTGTAGGAGAGAATGGTGCTGGTAAAAGCACTATACTTGATGCCGTTTGCTTCGGCCTCTTTGGCAAGCCATTTCGCAAGATCAATAAACCACAACTAGTCAACTCTATCAACCGAAAAGGTATGTTGATAGAGTTAGAGTTTAAGATTGGTAATAGACAGTACTTAATAAGAAGAGGTCAGAAGCCATCCGTATTTGAAATACTGCAAGATGGTAATGTAATCAACCAGAATTCTGAAGCAAGAGAGTACCAGGATTATCTTGAAAGCAATATCCTCAAGCTGAACTTTAAATCGTTTCAGCAGATTGTTATTCTTGGTAGCGCATCATTTACTCCGTTCATGCAACTACCGGCATCACACCGTAGAGAGATCATTGAGGATCTACTTGACATTCAAATCTTCTCTACAATGAATTCTTTATTGAAAGATAAAGTTACAATCAATAGAACTTCTTTGTATGAGGTTGACTACGGTATCAAGGGTGCTGCAGAAAAGATTGAGTTATATAAGAAGCACATTGAATCGTTGAAACAGAACAATGATGAGATAGTAGCTCAGAAAGAACTTCAGAAGGCTGGATTCAATGATCAAATCAACCAAGCAAATACCCGTATCGGATCGATTCAAAATGAAATCGAACAACTGTCTAACAGTATTAATGATCACGAAAAAGTCCAAACAAGGTCTGAGAAACTTGCAACATTATCTAGACAGCTGGAAGGAAAGCTTGACAAGATCAAAAAGGACCTTGACTTCTTTCAAAGGAGTGATGATTGTCCCACTTGTCGTCAAGGTATTGCCCACGAACATAAGATCGGAATCGTTGAGAAGAACACTACGCAAGTTTCTGAGATTGAGTCAGGTAAAGAAAAAGTCATATTTGAGATGGAATCTATTAATTCTAGACTCGCCGAGATATCGAATGTTACCTCTCAAATATCTACTCTCAACAGAGAAGCTACAGATCTTAACATACAAGTAAGGATGTTAAACACATCTATCTCTAGTATTGAAAAAGAGATTAATGGTCTAATGACTAATAACAAACAGATTGATACTAATACAGAAGAATTGAAAGTGTTGAAAGACCAACTCAGGGCTTCTTTAGAGATGAAACAGCAACTCACTGAAGAGAAGGCTGTATTAGAAGTAGCATCTGTATTGCTTAAAGATAGTGGTGTTAAGACTAAAATTATCAAGCAATATATACCTGTAATAAACAAACTTGTTAATAAGTACCTTGCTGCAATGGACTTCTTTGTTGCATTCGAGTTGAATGAGAACTTCGAAGAAACAATTAAGTCTAGACATAGAGATGACTTTAGTTATGAGTCGTTTAGTGAAGGCGAGAAGATGCGTATTGACTTAGCGCTTCTATTCACTTGGAGAGCAGTTAGTAAGTTGCGTAATTCAGCTTCTACAAATCTTTTGATCATGGATGAAGTATTTGATAGCTCACTTGACAATAACGGAACAGAGGAGTTTCTTAAAATTATTGGCACGTTGACTACAGACACAAACTTGTTTATTATAAGCCATAAGGGTGATACACTTTTCGATAAATTTCACTCTTTAATAAAATTCGAGAAACATAAAAACTTTTCAAGGATATCCAAATGAGTATATACGATTCTGGTAAAGCTGCAAAAACATTGTTGGCTGAGTATGTAGATGGTGGCCCTGGATGTGTTCGTGATGATTGTGATCTCAGAGAATCTTTCAATAAGGTTCAAATAGATTCTAATGTTACTATGATAGAAGAAAAGGTTAGACGATGCTTATCATGTGGAAAATCCTGGACGGAGAAATATCAAAATGGTGCTAAAATTAGTTGAACCCGATCATCCCTTATTGAGAACAAAATTGGAGAGGTTTGATTTCAACAACCCTCCAACCAATCCTCATGAGCTTGCAAATGATTTAATTGAGACAATGGTTCATTATAAGGGACTAGGATTATCCGCAAACCAATGTGGATTACCATATCGTGTATTTGTACTATGGTCTAATCCAACTAAGGTAATGTTCAATCCTGTCGTAGCTGATGTATCTACTGAGGAATTGTTACTTGAGGAAGGATGCTTGACTTATCCAAATTTATTCGTTAAAATAAAGCGTCCTAAACTTGTTCGTGTTCGTTATATGGATTCGCATGGCGATGCTCATACAGATAAGTTTACTGGAATATCAGCTAGATGTGTTCTTCACGAAGTAGATCATTTGAACGGTGAAGTGTACCTTAGCAAAGCAAATAAGTTTCATTATGATCAAGCAATGAGACAGCGTAAGAAATATAAACGTGAATATGGAGTACCGAATGAAAATCAAGTTAGCGGAGCTGTTCTATAGTATCCAAGGTGAAGGTAAGTATGTTGGTACACCTAGTGTATTCCTTCGTACATTTGGTTGTAACTTTACCTGTGGTGGGTTTGGCATGCCTAAGGGTGAGATGTCTAACGAACGGTTTACCATTCAGCCAGAACAATATAAAAAGTATGATGATTTACCTCTAGTACATACTGGATGTGATTCGTATGCAAGCTGGGATGCAAGATTCAAGCATCTCTCTCCTATGATGGAGACATCTGATATTGCTGAGAAGATTATTGACATGCTCCCTAACAAGCAATGGAAGAAAGAACATCTAGTTATAACTGGTGGTGAACCGTTGCTTGGATGGCAACGTGCTTTCCCTGAGTTGTTGTTACATGAAAGTATGAGTAACTTAAAGTATATTACATTTGAGACAAATGGTACTCAGAAGTTAACGGATGACTTCAAGAAGTTCCTTTTCAACTACAGTAGCAAGTATGGAGTAGGTGACACAGAGTTTACATTCTCAGTTAGTGCTAAACTAAGTGCTTCGGGTGAAAGCTGGGAAGATGCCATTATTCCAGAGGTAGTTAATTCATATAACAACTACGGTCAAGTATATCTTAAATTTGTTATTGATAAAGATTCAGATATTGAAGAAGTTGAAAAAGCTGTCAAAGCATATAAAGACTTCGGACTCGAGTGCGATGTATACTTGATGCCAGTTGGTGGTACTGACGTCAAGTACTTCAGTAACTATAAGACAGTAGCAGAGATGGCTATGAAGAAGGGCTGGAAATATAGCCCACGATTGCAAGTTGATATTTGGCGTAATGCTTGGGGTACGTAGCACACTTTTATAAAGGAAATAATATGTTTTGGGATACACAATACGGCAACCGTCCGCGTACTTACAAGTACTCAAGTACGAAAGAATACCATGATGCTTTTCCTTGTGCTTATAGGCAATACAAAGCAGACAGTCATTGCAATCTAATTCATGGGTATAGCTTCTCAATGAAGTTTTACTTTGGATGTGATACACTTGATGCAAGAAACTGGTGTGCTGATTACGGAGGCTTAAAAGAATTGAAGGGTGTACTAGAGAGTCAGTTTGATCATACTTTGTTAGTTGCAGAAGATGATCCTGAGCTTGAGTTGTATATGGAAATGCAACGAAGAAACATTGCTAAGTTAACTATCCTTCCTAAACTAGGATGTGAGGGATTAGCTGATCAGTTGTACAACTATGTCAACGGTGTTTATATTCCCGACTACTGGGGTCCTGGTGAAGCAGAACGTATTTGGTGCTACCGAGTAGAGGTTCGCGAGACACAGTCTAATATGGCTTTCAGAGAAGGTCATAGAGAATGGAATGAGGACTTGTTTGCATAATGACATTTAAGCAATCATTCAAGCAATTTGCATGGGTACCTGATGGTACCTATGACTACACAGAATTTTTAGTTCGTTATACTATAAAGGATGGTAGTGCTCAAAAAGTAATTTGTAAAGCCTGGGTAGATATAGGTGCACCTTCGGATGTCAATGAATCTTTAAAATTAAAATGGGGATCCTATCCAGACCTTCCTCCAAAACCACCAAAGAAGTTGACTTGACCAAAACTATGTGATACAATCTAATTTTGGAGATTGCATTATGGATAACACACACATCAGAGACTGCTTTATTAAAGCTGTTCACGCTTTTAAGAATAGACCACCAATGCTTAAACAAGTATTTCACGATGCCAAGA